ATATATTATATGAGACTAAGTCATATGAGTTAATAGTTCCTGCATTATAGTTTATCTTATCAAAAAGCAGGTCAGTCGTTCTCATATATTCTAATTGCTCTTCATATTTATATTTCCCCTTGTCATACCATGATTCGTATGCACCATTTGTAACAACATACTCCCATCTATCAGGGGTTGTTTCTGGTGTTTAGAAAACCAAAACTCAAAAATAGAAGGTGTTAAGCTTCAACTCGTATCTACAGATGAATTTATTTCAGACTTATCTATGCGAAAATACCACATAAATAGTACTATTTGTGAAGATAAAAATTCAATAGGTTATAAAATCATTGAATACAGAGCAAAAAACAATTTATACCGAAAAGAATTATCTGAGATATTAAAATGTAATATTCAGACCTTAGAGAAATGGGAAAAGAATAAAGTTATTCCTAATGAAAAATATCAAAATAAACTAAAAGAGTTGATACCTGATATTATATTCTATAAAAAATAAAAGAGTAGAAAAGCTACTCTTTTATTTTTACAATTAAAACATTAATAATTTGTTATAATTAATTCTCTAAATTCTTTAGTTTTAAATGATAAATTATTAAATCTAGTTACTTCCTTTATATTATAACCTTTATATAATTCTCTTATGTAAGGACAATCATTGTATGATAATATAAACTTACCTTTTATATTTTTTAATGAGTTATATAGTCTCTCATGATCCTCTCTTTTAAATTCTACATTTTGATAATATTTCTCAGTTTCAAAATATGGTGGATCTAGGTAAAAAAGTGTTTCTTCCCTATCCTGTGAACTTATTAAATTTTGAAAATCCTTATTTTCTATTGCTACCCTAGCTAATCTTGCACTTACTAAAGTTAAATATTCAGTCATATTATTAAGATTAGTAGGAACTCCTCCAAAAGTAGTTACCTTACTACCATAACTTGTTTTTATAACATCATATATCTTGCAGCCTTTTGGATATCGGTCATACCTTCTCTTTTATATTCATTCAAAAAATTATGAAATACTTCCCTTGAATTTAATACATAACTTAATTCTCTTTGAAGCTCTGGAGTATGAAACTTTGCGCATCTAAATAGATTAACAAGCTCCGAATTATAATCATTGTATATTTCTATATTTGCATGCTTATCTTTATTAAAAAGTACCCAACCAGCGCCGCCAAATACTTCAACATATCTTTCTATACCTTTAGGTATTAATTCCGTTATTTTGTTTCGTAGTAGTTTTTTACCTCCTACCCAACTAATAAAACTATTCATTTTTTGCATTCCTTCTTTCTTATATCAAACGTTTGTTCTATAATTATATCATTATTTATGTTATGTTTCAATAGTAAATATTTATTATCTACAAAATAAGATAAATTTTATACTATATTTAATAAATTCGACAAGGAACGACATAACAATAGAAATATAACTGATATATTATATATAGGTGGTGTTTATAATGAGTACATTCAATAAAAAAGCAAAAGAAATAAAACAACAAGAAAAATTAGAAAAATTTACAGAAAAATATCAATTAGATGGAATTAGTGACAAGGATATAGAAATCCTAAAGATAATTACAAGTGATCTAACTGATAATGGTTCATTTAAAGCTGGTCTTTCATTATCTGTATTAATAGAACAGAATTGGTTAATATTTAGGAAACTTGATGAAATTAGTAAAAAACTAGATAAATAAAAAAGAGTAGATCCCATCTACTCTTTTATTTTAGATATACAATTCTTATATTTTCTGTATATATTATTATATTTTTCTTTGTAATCTAATTTGTATGTTTTTTTATCAACAGCTACAATTCCTAAATGATACATGTCCACCAATAGGAGTCTTAAAGTGTCATTGTCTTTTTTAAAATATAATTGATACCCTTTATCTTGTTTGTTTTTATATCTTAATATATCTTTACAATTACTAAAAAAGAAAAAACCAGAACCAGACTTAGTAAATATATTAAATAGTCTAGTCACTGTTTTCTTATCTTCCTCTCCATAATCATAAACTGGTTTTTCCTCGAATTCAGTTAATAGAATTTGTATAGGATCATTTGATGAATATATTTTTCTTAAATTTTTAAATCTTTCATCTCCAGTATTCTCTACAAAATTTGTAAATGTAAATTGTTTTTCATTTATTGAATGAAGAGCGTTACCGTAATTAATATTTTTGAAATATTTTTGTTGGAATCTTGACTTATTAAATGCTATTGATTGTGTATCAACAAGCATGTTTCTTTTCATATTCGTTAATTATTTGTTTTTTCGGTATTTCTTTATTATGAAGAAAACTAAATGAAGAAAAATTTTTCTTCCAACAATTATCACAATGAGATATTTCTACCAATCTAAAATCACTAACATCCAACACATCATTTAATATTTCGTCAATATATTCCCTTACATTATTATTATTGTTGAATAAATTTGGTGTATAATATTTAAGTATATCATCTTCATGATATACATCAGGCACAACTGGACCATATACCCAAGCTTCTATTCTATTTTTAAAAAGATTTTCTTCGTAGTCAGAAGTATTTACCTCTGACATGTTAGGGTTATTCTTTCCACGCATAACAAAAGCACCCCAATATGCAAAACAAAAATACAATGCTTTTTGAAGTTTTATCGGTGATATTTTTTTATCTTCACCAGTACTTTCATATCTATTCTTTATATATGCCGCAATTTCTCTTGCATCAAACATTCCTTTATCCATAATTTTCACCTTACTTTTAAATAAATCAAACAATAATATCACCTTATATATAATATGATTCACATTTAATATAATGATACATTATTTTATTTGTGAAAATCATAACATAACTCTTTCTGTATTTTTGTCGAAACGTGTCGATATGTAATATTTTATACTAATTTGTAATAAATTTCAAGAAATTACAACTATTTTTGTAATAAAGCTGTAATATTTTAATATTTGACAAATAAAAGACTTTCTTGTATAATATTTTCTGGTGATTATATGAAGAAAAAATATGATGATTGGATTAGTGGTATTTCAGCTTATTTATTAATATTATATAATGTAAATAAGAACTTTTTAAAGGTTTGTGGTCTTGAAGCTGATTTTAATGGTTTTTTTGAATTAGAAAATTTATTCTTAACAATATCCCAAGATATTTATAAACTGATTCCTTATAAATATAATAATAAGACAAATAATATAGAATTATTAAAAGATGATGGTCTGTTATGTTTTAAAGACACTTTTAGCTATTTATATGATGACCTTAAACTACTATTTGATAATAATAATTCTATCCTAAATGATTTAAAGTCAATTAGAGATAAAACCCAACATGCTCCTCATAAAATAAGAGCAACAATAAGTAATAGTGGAACATTAGATTTACCAGAAACTAATTTTGAATTAAAAACTACTATAAATGGAAATATTTCAACAATAAATTTTATAATTCAAGCTAAGAAAATAAAAAAATTATTGCTGGAGCTTAATATTTTATATGATAAATTAATAGATGAACTTATTCAATATTCTCATGAGAAAGATTTAGATGATAATAATTATATAAGAAAAAATACCAAATTTAAATTTATGACCTTCAACGAAATATATAATTCCGAAGTTTTAAAAAATTGCGGTAGAATTATGAAAGAATTTTAAGCAAAAAAAGAGAGGCATTTAGCCTCTCTTTAATCAAATTCTATACTACATATCATTTTGATATGTTTTCTTATAAACTTTCTAAACTTATTGAGATTATGCTTTCTTTTTATATTTTTAAACAATAATCTAAACATACCCATCCGCTATATCCACGTCCCCAATTTCCCTGCACTTCCAAAACATCAAATACTGTACCATTGATATATCCGCCTTTACGTTTTGCATCTACAGATAATTCATTTAATGCTTTTGTCCTGAAATTTGTTCCTGGACCTGTCCTAACATTTACACCATCTAGAGTATTTACTTTATATCTTCCTGGTGTAAATTTAGGCTTAGGTGGATTTAGATCTATTTTATAATTATTGCTATCATAAGTGCCTATTACATTAGGTATACCCATGAATGTAGCAGGATTTAATATTTTAAGTAATACACCTGCAGCATTGTATTCTCTTATTTCAACATGTGTATGTGGTCCTGTACTATTACCTGTTGATCCCATAATTCCAATTATAGTAGCAGGATTTACTTTCTGACCAACAAAACATTTTATTTCACTCATGTGAGCTAAAAATACTTTTTTGAATCCATTAGCATTAACATCAAACTTAATTGATACGTATTTTCCAAAACCTTGTTTTTGATTGTTTATATTTTCCCATCCTGCATATGAAACTATTCCATCCACGATAGAATATATTGATGGCATTTCTGAATTGCCTACATCTATACCAGGATGATATCCTTGAGCATATGCACTGTTTTTTACACCGTATGGATATGTTACTTTAAATTTACCTTCAAATGGTAGTTTTGTTATATACATTTTACTCACTCCTATTCTTCCATTTCTGGAGCTATGTCGTCCATAGTTTCAATCTTTTCATTTTCATTCATGAAAATCACTCCTTTTTCAATCATGGCCATAAAAAACGCCGCTCTAAAACGCCGTTTTAAGCCATTTAAAATTTTAATTAGTACACTTATTTGTCTATATTTTCTGCGTTTTTCTTTGTAAATAAATATGTAATAACAGAAGTAACAACATTACTAAATAATGTAAATACTAGTGTTATTAGATCCATATTGCCTCTAACAAATACAAGTATTATAATTATTTCTAAAGTTAATATTAAAGATAATGTTGAAATAGATTTAACGTCTATCAACTTTGTTAATTTTTCTTTCACCTTGCTCACCCCACTCTCTTATATAATAGTGCATCATCAATTTCTTCTCTTGCTTTTTTAAATTCACCATTACCAATTTTATTTTCAATAAAATGATCTAGCATAACAGTTATAGCTTTTAAACTAGCTATTGTTAATTTTTCATTTTGTAATATTTTAGTATATATTTTAAATAAGAACCATAATGCAGTTATAATAGGTATTCCTACTGCTAATCCTCCTGCAATTTGTCCAAGTGTTAAATTTTCCAAAAAATCACCCCACAGTCATATTTATATAAAAAAACAGCCTCCTATTAGATGACCGCTTATTATTTTTAATTGGTATAAATTATATGTATTTTTTTATATTATGAGGTATATCTATAAATGCATTTTTGTCTAAATTCAATACCTTTTTGTACCAATTTATTATTGAATCGTGTTCATCTTGACTTTCTATTTCGATTCCGTATTGAACATTACTTTTGTATATATCAAAAGCATCTAATATACTTATTCTGCTGACTCTTAAATAGTTTTCCCATGTACCATGAACTGACAACATATTTTTTTCTTGTTCTCTGTTTAGTTTTATTTCATTCATAATATTCACCTATCCTATAACTTCTACTGTTAAGTAACATTCCAAGTATTCCATATTACCTGTACCACCACATGTTGCACCAAGTTGTATTAAATCGTCTTTAGTAACATTTATTGGATACGGTAATATATTTGATGTATTAAACCCTCCGTTGTTGCTAGTTTGGTCATATGTACTAATTTGAGAAACTCCATTTTTTAGTATATTCATAACTTTGTCGCCACCAGCCTGTAATCCGTTGTATCTATGCATAGCACTAATCATTACAGCTCTAACTCCAGAACCAATCTTAATGCCATTAGTTGTAAATATTAATTTGTCTCCTATGCCACCTACACTGGAACTTAAACCCATATTATAAGTAGTCCAAGATACTGCATGATTTAAATATGCTCTATTTCTTACACAGCACATTACACTTCTACCTAAAGAATCATTAGACCATCCACTCCATGATTGTGCATCTATTTTTCTTCTATTATAGCACATACCATCTATACTTATAAAAGTTTGCCAAATCCAATTATCAACACCGTTTTGTGTTGTATTATCACTTAATAAAACTATTAGTTTGCCGTGTATAGCTCCAGTATAAGGAGCATTAGTTAAAGATGTTTCACTAGAAATTTTATATTCTCCATGAGTTAATGCTGTATCAAAACTGTTAGTCTGTCCTCTATAATAAGAAATTAATGCTCCGCCTGCTTGTACTACTCCGCCTACGTCTGTATCATAAAAATTACCAAACGCAACTCCTTCTCCAATTCCAAAAGCCTGTTGAGGTTTACCTGATTGTAAGACTATTTTATTATTTAAAAGAGTTGTTGATAATTTATCTTTTATTTCAATTTCTATATTATATGAATAAGCACTATTAAAGCCATTAGCTCCTAAATCACCTGCTATTGAAACTGATTTAGAATAAGAATTGTCAGTTAAAGTAGGAGTTATATTTGTAGTGCCAGTAATCCATTCAGTATCAGTTGTCTTTTTAAATTTGTAACTTGCTGAAACTACACTATTTTGTACCTCACCAAAGTTGTTATTCCATATATCGCCATTAAAATTTAGCGTTGCTTCTGTTCCAATTCCACCCGTACCTCTAATAGCACTTATAGCCTGAATATTAATAGGCCAGTAATCTAATAATGTATTTACCGGTATATCTTTTTTTGTGCTATTATTTCTACTATCTACAGCATATACACTTAAAACATTACCATCAGCACCGTTTATAGTTAATTCAACATTACCAGTTGATGCATAAGGAGTTTCTACACCTGTTTTACTTCCAGTTATAAACATATACTTACCCATAATAGCATTTTTTTGTGCTATAGCTTTGTTAGCTTCTGAAATTGTAGCTTTTATATTTGAATAACCTTTTACAATAGTCTTTTCATTATTAGTCAAAGCTTTTGTTACTAAATTTATATCTACGTAATCAAAGTTATTAAATATTGGGTTTGCATTTACTATAGTTATTGTTCTATCGATAAAACTCCAATATGAATCAGTACCATTTATTTTTGTAACAATTCCATATCTTATAGTAGTTGAATTTGAAATCTGACATTTAGTATATAATAGATTTTTTTGTGCCTCTGTTAAAGCAAATGTATAATTACCTGTATTAGGTATATTATCTATTATGCATACTGTTTGAGTAGGATTTAAAATTTCTATATAAGATTTTACTTGAGCTCCACTCGGATTACTGAAAGTCATGTATGGATTCTGCTCATCAGTAATATTATTACCACCAGTTACTCTTGCTATATCTTTCGTAGTTACATTTATATTTTGACTATACCATAATCCACTATCTAATCTTTGAATATTCACCTTAATAGTATAAGTAGTGTTAGGTTGCAAGTTACTTACTGTAAATTCCGGTCCAGAGGCCCATATAGGAGCTCCACCATTAATATTATAGTCTGCATAACCTACAACGCTATCAGCTTCCCAATGTATAGTTGCTTGAGTTAAATTTGTGCTTACTACGTAAAGAGAAGTAAAATACGAGTATCTTGCAAAAAATGGAGGATAGATAGGAACTGTATTTGTATATTCTCCTATGTTTGTTCCATATCCCTGAATTGAAATTTCTCCTATTGTACCATCAGAATTATGTGTAAATGTTTTAGAGAAATTTCCTACAAGTCTACCACCATTATTATAATAAGGTATTGTTTGGTTTGCTGTTTCTAAATAAATAGTTTGTCCACCTAAATAAATTCTTATCTTTAAAGAATATTGAGATACCGCACCATCTGGAGAATCAGATTCATAATAAGCACTTCCATATACAGTAGTTGTATTATTTGCTTGATTCTGTGAATATGTGTAATAAACTCTTGTTCTAGCATTGTTTTCAAATACCGGAGAATATGCACTATATAAGTTCGCCATTACATAACACCTCCAATATTGTTCATACAAACTTGTCCATTTATCCTCTGTGTTAATAATCCAGCCACTAAAGACGATTGAGCTGTTAATTTATTTGTTGTTGTGCCTTCAGTTGTAAACTCTGTACTAACATTACCAGTTGTCTTTGTACGCATTCTTATTCCATCTGCTCCAGCTTCAAGTCTTGTGTCAGTATTAGTTGCCTCGATAGTCAATCCTTTACCGATTTTAACAGCATCTGTGTATGTTTCGTTTTGGTTTAAACTAAATACTTGTGGCAAATCACCACTATTAAGCATCAAATCAGCGACATATCCAGCATTAGCAGAATCACCAGTAACTTTAACTGTTATACTTCTGTTCGTTACTTGAAAGGTATATATAAATTGCGTCCAAGACATTTCATTTAAATTAAGATCAACATCGTTAACAGTTATTTTAATATTTGCTAATTCTAACAACTTCTTATATAATCCACTTAATGTATATGTACCATTCTGAACATTAACAGTTTGTTCAAAAGTGCCATTTTGCAGATTAAACGCAATATCAGATCTAGTATTGTCTAATATCTCTGTATTAGTGATTGTAACTAGTGGGCCATTCCAATAATCATTTTTAAAATAACCTGGTGCATCGTGAATTATATTTAATCCACCAGTTTCTTTCATAGTATTTGTTAAGCCAGTAACATTTTCCACTAACGTGTTTGTTCTATTATTTAAATCGGTTACCGTGCTAGTAATAGTAGATATTCCAAAATCTATACTGGAAAGTTTTTCAATAAGACCTGTAACTCTTTCGACAGCCATTGTACCTGTTTTAATAAAATTAGCATTAAAAACTCCATCTAATGTCCATGCATATTCAAATGGACCTTCATATCCATTCGAACTGAAACCAATACCTGCCAATCCTAATCTCATTACATACTGCGCATTTTCTTTAGGCAATACATCTAATATTAAAACTTCATTATCATCTATAAATACATTACCTAATTTATTTAAAGTATTTATCAAATTAGTTTGACCATTTATCACTTGCTCTTGAAGTGAGATTTTTTCACTAATAATTTTAATATTACTTTTTATATTATCAAATTTTGCCTTTACATCTCTTGTAAAATTTCCAAAAACTATTCTTTTAACTTTTTTTGAAATAGTATTATACTCGTATTCTAAAACTTCAGTGAATAATGTTACAAGTGGATGTTTAACCTCTATAGTATCTCCTATTCCTAGAAGTTGATTTATGTCAGAATTAATCTCATAAGATACTTGAGGATACTTATTTATATTTAAATATTCTATGGCTTTTTCTCTTAACTCATCTAATAAAGTTTCTTCAGTTTGATTTTCTTCATCAAGATCAGTTTCAAATGGTAGTGTTTTTGTATAAGGTTTGTCATATTCAATGTCAGCAATTAAATATTTTTCAGGTAATAGTAATCCATCTTTACCAACTGGTAAAATTTTAGTTACTACGTTACTCCAGTCTTCAAATTTTTTAATATGTTGAAGATTTTTATTATAAGATATTACTTCTCCAGAATCTACACCAATACTCTGTTTAAAAGATATATTCCAATTGTCAGCATCAAAAACACCATTCCAGCGTTCTTCTATAATCGACCAAGCTTCTAATAAATTTTTACGTATAAAATATGCTGTTTCTTCAGTTATTACATCCGAAGAAATAGTAAAAGGGCTTACATTGTCAGCCCTTTCATTTATATATGTTAAAACCCCTAATCCGTTTAAATTCATAGCTCTTACATCTAATAGTAAATAATCTATGGCATCAAACATAACATGTTCAGCATTAAAGATTATTTTGGTAGATGTATATTCAATATTTTTAATTCTAAAAGCTTGTGGATTTAATTTTGATTTACTTTTTATAACACATAGTTTATCTTGAAAAATATGATCTTTATATTTAATTGGTACTTCTACATCTATATACCATCCATTTAAAGATTTTTTCTTTATTTCCATACATTTAAAAGGATTGATAACTATATTACCATTAGTATTAAAAAGCCTATCTGTAGAATTAAATATTTTAATCATAACCATCTATCCTTTCTTTTAACTTTAATTATCGGATCTCCGCTATGAATAATAACATTATTTATACCAGGTTCTAATAATGGAAAATCATATCCTATCTCTAATTGCCTATTTCTTAATAAACCATCCATTATAGCGCTCATTTCTTCACAATCAATTTCAACATAATTATCATTATTAAAATTATATTTAAAACGAATAGCTCCTATTGTTACTTCTATAGAAGTTTCACTTTGCTTTTCTAAACGTATTATTGGCCTTGATACTATATTCCCTTCATTTAAAATAGTTGAAGTTACTAATTCATATATATCATTAGCTTTATACCAAAATGGCGATCTAATAAATGAAAAGTCCGCTATTTTAATTATAGAATTTCTTATAGGCGTAACTTGACTATAAAAATATGCTGTTGTAACCCTACCTTTGTACTCAAAAGGTCCATTACCATTTAACCACGATAATATGTAATCCTGCTTGGATAAATCAATCATTTGTACCTTTATGGGCCTTTCAATGTTACTATATCCTAGCGAATTATAAATTGCCCCATCTCTACCTTCCACTTCAATTGTTTCAATTCTTTGAGGCGCTTTTGCAATAAAATGTTCTTCTTCTTCAATAACAACTTTCATGTCGTCACTAGATATATTTTTAAATGTAAACATCTACGTAACCTCCCATAATCTTTTATCAACCAGTCTAGCAAATCCATCATCATCCAATTCTAATTTACACGAATTTAGAGCTTTCATAAATGCTAAAGCTAGCTTTTCGTAATCAATTATTTTTGCCGGTGTTGCACCGCCACCATCTGAAAGTGGCATTACTGAAGTTTTATTTCCTTGTTGCATTAATAATTCTGGGCCAGCTTCTGCTACAACTGCCATACCCTCTAAAAGTTGTCCACCTTTAGCTAGCATTGATATCATTGAGAAGTTGACACTTGAGCCACCCATACCAGGAACCCAATCAGGAACTTTTAATTTATTTAAACTTTTTAATACATTATTAATTAATCCAATAACTCCATTAATAGGAGTTTTAATTATTCCAGCTATTGAACTAAAAATATTACTAATAGTATCTTTTATAGATGAAAAAATACTTATTACGAAATCTTTTATATAACTAAAGGCTTGCTTAATCTTATCAATCACATTGCTTATAATATTCCATATACTGTTAAATATCGAACTAAAGAAATTCAGTATAGGTTGCAAAATATTTGACCATATAAAATTAAGTATTCCAGATAATATACCTTTAATAAAATCTATACCTGCACTTATACCATTCCAAATAGATTGAATTATAAGTATAACTTGATCTACGAATGGCTTGATAAAATTCCATATAGATTCAAGCAACATAGCAATCAATGCAACAATTAATATAAACATATTCTTTAAAAAATCAAATGGTCCACTTAAGATTAAAATTATATTATCTATAACTAATTTTATAAATTCCACAACTGAATTAAACGCATTTGCAATAATTTCTGCTACATTGGTCATTGCTTCAGATATTGTATTTTTTATTGCTTCAAATACTTCTTTTACTTTTTCCCAAACACTACCTGCGAACTCTTTAATTTTATCAAAATTCATTATTACTAATGCTATAATACCAACCAAAGCTATTATTCCAGCTACTATTGCAGCTATTATTCCAGTTAAAGGCAACAAGCCTATTCCTAATGCGGTAGCTGCCATAGCTAACTTGGATATAAAACCTAAAACAGCGCCAACAATTAACAATAGTGGTCCTAACATCGCTATTAGTCCACCAACAAGCAAAATAAAATTTTGCATTTCAGGGCTCAAATTTGAAAACCAATTTAACATATTTTCTATTTTTGTTAAAAAATCATTTATATGTGGTAATAATTTTTCACCTATAGTTATAGCTATATCATTTAATGTGTTTTTTGCAATTTTCATTTGAGATTCTGTTGTAGCATATCTTTTTTCTGCTTCAGTTAATAGAGCTGTATTCTCTTCCCAAGCTTTATTACCCATTTCAACAGATTCTTTAAATAATCCAGATGCATTTGCTGCTCTTAACATTGTATCTCTCAATCTAATCTCTTTAATATCTAAATCTTCTAATGTAGTTATTAAGTTGCCTCCGTTTTTCTCAACGTTACCTAATCCCTCCATAAATTTAATCATTGCACCTGCTGCATCTTTTTCCCATAAATTTTTAAATTCTTTTACTGTCATTCCTGAAATTTCGGCATATTGTTTTAAGCTACCTGATCCGGTTGCAACAGCACTTTCAATATCAATCATCATCTTTGAGAAAGCAGAACCACCCATTTCCGCCTCTATACCCACAGAACTTAAAGCATTTGCGAAAGAAACGATATTTGCTTCTGTTAAGCCTACAGTTTTTCCAGCACCTGCAAGTCTCAACGCCATCTCTGTTATATCTTTTTCTGTGGATGCACCATTATTTCCTAAATGAACAATAGTAGACCCAAGTCTATCAAAATCACTTTGAGCCATTCCTGTTATATTTGCCAATCTGGCCAAAGCATCTGCAGCTTCACTAGAAGATAAATTAGTAGATTCACCTAAATCTATCATTGTTTTTGTAAAAGATAGAATATTTTCCTTTTTTATACCAAGTTGTCCTGCAGCTTCTGATACAGCTGATATTTCAGTTGTTGTTGCAGGTAATACTTTTGCTAGATCCCTTATTCCTTGTTTTAAATCTGTCAATTCTTCAGTAGTTGCATCTACAGTCTTTTCGACACCGGCAAAAGCACTCTCAAACTCTATCGCACTTTTAGCCGAAGCTCCTAATCCAGCAACATACGCAGCACTAAAAATAGATAGTTTTTTACCAGCACTAGTAAGCACATCCTCTACTTTATCAAGGTTTTTTGCAAAATCTTCTAAATTTGCAGTTCCTGATTTTATTTTCTTACTAGTTTCATCAATTTGGTTACTATATTTTTGAAGAGAAGTTTCAGCTTGAGTTAAAGCTATCTTCTTACGCTGAATAGCAGTTTCGTCTCTAGTTTCAGCATCTTCTAAATCATTAAGCTCACTTTTTAAAATATTTACTTTGTCACGTTGAATATCATAAGCATCATTTAAATAATTTAATTTATCTGCTAACTTTTGACTTGCTGTTGTTGACTTATCCCATTGTGCTTGTACGAGTTGAAAATCTTGATAATTTTCTTTTAAAGTCGTATTGACAATTTGCATTGATTTTATAAAATCTGTAGAGCCATCAGCATTAAATACTAAACCCACTTTTTTTAAATCACTTGCCATACTTACTCCTTTCTAGCTTAATATGATAATCAACCATTTCATAAAATTCGATGGGATTAGTTTTTTTAAATTCATTAAAACTGATTCCCATCGTTAACGCTGTATATTTTAATTCAGCCCAATTTATCTTCTCTGGTGACCCCTCTTGAAATTTGGCGGATATTTCTGCACTTCTTTTTTTTTAAACTCATCTAATTTTTTCATTTCTGTAGTTATAAAATCAGATATTTTATTCATATCCTCAATGTTTACTAGACATACAGCTTGTCTATAAGTTAAAGGTTCATCAACGTTTGCTCTGATAAGTGAATATAACAAGTGATTATTTACTTTAAGTTGATTTCGCTTTGCTTCTAAATCGCTCTTCAAACCTTTCAAACCACCTTCATACTCTTCTATATATTCCATAACAAGGAAATTCCAGTCCAGTTCAATGTTTTGGCCATTTTTTAATTTGATTATCATATTTTCCTCCTAAATAAAAAATAGAGGCTTATTAAGCCCCTATTACTGCAGTTTGTAAATCAGCAACAGTAAGTATTGGTTTTGTAAAGAATTTTTCTTCAGTTAAATTTTCTGGGAAGTTTGTAGCTTCACTATCAACATAGTTTTTAACGTCTCCATCTTCATTAAATGGATAACATCTTATTTTTACTTTGTCATTTTGTTCACTGAAATTCTCCTCTTTTGTTGCTATATCATCACTGTTCTCTACTAACTGACATTTTGGATACCAATCATATCTTACTCCGTCACCAATCTTTTTAACTACTTTGCCATATGCGAAAAATGGTCTCTTTGTAGATCGTCCACTAGAAATAAGTCCTCCTGCGTCTACAATTTCACCTCTCATTTTAGCTAAATCATCTGCATCAAATGCTATTATTTCCACATCTAATTCTGTACTAGATGTTTGAGAAACTGATGTATAATCTTTACCACTAGCTCTAACTACTGCACTTTCAGCATTTTCACTAGTAGATATACTTTTTACTGTTTCAGTTTTAATTGTCTCTTCATAAGTACCTGGATTAAATTCTCCTCCTGCAGTTGGAGTATTAAATGCATAATACTGCGCACCTACTGTTTCTTTAATCATTGGTCTTTTATTTTTCATAAAAATTACTCCCTTCTTAATGCCCTAATTTAACGAGCATTTTATCATAATATTTATTTTTATTTGTATTCCACAACGGTTCTAAATGTGGTGTACCTGGTATTCTTTTCATACCTTTTTTTGTTTTTCTATCAGATCCTCTTTCAACCATAGGACCATAATATTTACCCCAACCTACCTCAATTTCTTTATTTCTTGATCTTCTATAAGCAAATGTATCAACTAAATGAGTATATCCACTTTTTCTAATCATTGAAATTGGTTTAGGTAATTTTAATAAGTCTGTTATGAATTCTTTTGCTCCAACTTCTAGAACATCTTGAACATTTTCTACATTTTTTATATAATCTTCTAATTCCTTAGATAAATCCTCAAATCCTTTATAAAGTTTGTCCGACATCCTCTATTACCTCTAATGTCTCAGCTACTTCTATTGCAAAAAATGAGTGCCAATATCTATCTTCTTCACTATATTCAATCTGAATCCTTGGATTTATCTTCATTTCATTTAATTTTTTCCTTAATTTAAGTAATGTTGGATCACGTGGAATTGGTGAGTAAAATGAAATTTGATATGTAACTAAATCTTCATATTTACTGCCACTAGCAGTAATAGAATCCCATATAAAATCCCAATATACAATTCTGCGTGGAGCATTAATATTAATGTCATTTTGAATACCTTCACTCACAGGAATATTTAAACTTTTTAATAACTGATCTAGTTCTTCTTTTTTCATAGATCTCCCTCCAGTTTTACATTAGTGTATATTTCTAAAGTTAAATCACTTTGCTTAATATCATCCTTATTAGTGAAATGATACGCATTATAAACTTTATAATGTTGATCATTTATTTTTAAAACATGTAATGACCCTATTTCTTTCATTTGAGGAATACGAATTTTAAGTGATATGTTTTTTTTACGTTGTTCTAATTCAAACCTTAATTTATCCGTTATTGATAGTTCTTCATAATAAAACCTTTTATCTGGATAGATCTCTTTTAAATATTCTATAGGAAAACTATCAGATGTTTGTTTTATCTCAAAGAGTTTAAACACACCATCATTGTAACTCGGTAGGTTTGTAATATTTAATTTGAAGTTTCGCATACTCACCTCCGTATAATTCTTTGAACTCTGCTAATCTCTTATAAGAAGCATATAATACATAGTTTTTTAGTAAGCTTCTAGCTTCTAAATCTTCCTCATATTTAATTAATTCTCCACTAGAATTATTAATACTATATTCAGCTTCCTTAATATAACTTTCTATAGTCGTATCTTCAATCATAGGTGATATTTGTTGCTCGCCTCTAACCTCTTCAACAATTTTTTTAATTTGAGTGTCAGTCATTTTGATACCCCCTATTCGTTATTTGATTTTTGATTTGCTCTTTTTTCCTTTATTAATCTTATTAATTCATCATTAGATATAATTGCTTTAAATTGTATTTCTAAATTTTTAGCTATTGCTTTTAACTCAGGTTGCTTTAAACCATTTAAATCGGAATTATTATCTTCTGGCTTATCTTTTACGTCTGTTCCTGAATTATTTTCTCCTGGTTGTTTTTCTTGATTTGTTCCTGGCACATCATCTTTTGGTTTATCTTCTTGTTTGTCTTCTTCAAATTTAATCAAAGGAACACCTATTTTATTATTAATAGTAGTCAAATCTGCTATTCTACTTTCTTCTATTTCACGATTATCGTATGGAAATTTATTAGTAACTTCATATATATGTTTATTTTCATCTTCTAAATCTTGGAATTTGTGAATTACTTTATACATAATTTTTCTCCTTTCTAAATAGAGAAGAGGCTTAAATTAAGCCCCTTGTACCACTTCTATTGTTTTTACAGTTGGTATATACTCTTCTAATTTTGTTACATCAAATACATATGCCACATTATCATCTGATGCTCTACCATTTGAGTAACCTTTTCCTATTACTAAATCTGCATCGTCTAAAGCTAATGTTTGATCAAATTCTTTTATACCTAAATTATTCAAACCTAATGTGTATTTTTTAGGTATAAACAATGCAGCTTTACCTATAGGATTGTTAGCACTAGTTTTAACTACCATATTTTTATATGATGAAATCAATTTGCCTTCATCGTTATATATAGCAGGTGCTACATAATCTGCCTCATCGTTAGGATGACATATTAATACTAATTCATCAATTACTCTTTTTCCATTTTTATTTAAATACTTTTTAGCTGGTGCTAAAGCTTTCGGTTTGAATGAAGTTAAATCTGTATTTAAAATCTTGTCTTTATGAGTTTGATCTTCGTTTACTTCTGCTATTTTCTTATAAATACCTATTGGTTCATTCTTACCACTTCCTTGTAAGAATCCATATTCTAATCCGTCATTTAATTGTTCTTTCAATACTTCTTTGAAATATTTATCAACAAATGGTAATGCTAACTCACTAATAGCTTTAGGAATTATCATATATACAGTTAATTTAGATACGTCCATATCAACTAATGCAAAACTAGCAGTTAATTCTCCTCTTATAACATCTGTTAGTCCGCCCCAAGAATAAGCACCTGTTTTAGATGCAGAAATCCATTTTTTAACGTTAGCAGGAGCAAAATTTACGTAACTTAATATTCCACTTTCTTTCTTTACATCTTCTAAAGTAACATCTATTATTGTATTAGGAATTATATCTATTTGATTTGCTGTTACAGCTTGTTTTACATTTTGTATCAATGCATAAAATTCTTTTTCTTTGCTTGATAGAACTCTTAAATTAAGAGATTTTGCATAATCTTTATCACTCTCAGCTTTATTTGCCTGTTCTGTAATCTCTTGTATTAATTCACTATTATATGCTGATACTAATGTTTCTACTGCATCAGCTACTGCTTGAGATTTATCTTCTGTATTTTGTAGAATTTTTAAAGCCTGTTCTTTAGCTTCTTTCATTTTATTATTATCTAATTTCATTTTATTTCCTCCCTATTTTTTTGACATAAAAAAAAGATCCCACGGATCTTTACTCTCTTTACTTGTTATACCTATGTTGTTTTCTAATTCTTTTAATTTCATTACCATTTTGTGAATATAGTGATTTTCTATAGATTGTTTTGCTTCATTGTATCTTTCAATTGTAGTTGCAAATCCCATTTCAAATCCCTCTTTTGATGTTATCCATGTCTCATTATCCATCTTTTCTTTTATCTCTTCTTCTGAAAGTCCAGTTTTAGAAACATAGATATTTACACTTGGTTGAGTTATTTTTTCTAAATCTTCAGCAGCTTTTCTCATAGCATTACTATCGCCTTCTGCATAACTCCATGCATTATGAATCATAAGTAACCCATTTTCTGGTATGATTCTTTTTTTACCTGCCATAAATATTACACTTGCAGCACTGCAAGCAAATCCATCTACAATAGTAATAAGATTTCCTTTAAATTCTGATAGCAAGCTATAGATAGCTAATCCTTCTGAAACAGATCCTCCCATAGAATTTATTCTTACTTTTAAATTATCAGTATCAACTTTTGATAACGCATCCTTTAAAGTAAATGCATCTGTACTATCTGTTTCAATACCTAACCATTTTTCTATAATGTTCTTTTTTCTTATTTCTCCATAGATATATAATTCTGTTGTGGATTCATCAACTTTTTTGAATTGCATATATTTATCTCCCATTATTTTTTTCACCTCCCTTCACATTTCCAAAATTTTTAGTAACATAATGCTCTTTGGCCCATTCTTCATCAGTCAAAGGTATTCCTAAAAATCCTTCTATATCATTATGGCTAAAACTAATACCTTTAAGCTTTTCTAAACTTCCCGCAACATCCATAATATCAAAATGTTTCATATTAAACTTATTTATTTTAATTTTTTCACCCTTAATATATTCATCTTGATCAAATAATTTAGCATTCATGCCATCTTCTAAGATTTCTAATATTGGACTAACTGCAAAAGTTATAAAATCGTTTGTTCCTGTTGATTTATCAGTTTTACTTCCGTAATAAACATCAAGAGGTATATTAAATGCCTTTGCTACTTGATCGCCTACATCTTTTACCATTTTTCTATAGTCCTCAGACGTTTTTTCTGTTTCTTTATTTAATCTAATTAAATCAAACTGATCCGCTAGCATTATTATAGAGTCTTTGTCTTCATCTATGAGTCCATCAGATATTTTCTTTTTGAATGCCTCATAATCTATAGGCTGTTTAGTTATAGGATCTAATAACGCATTTTGTGTACCTTGATACTTTAATTTCCATTTTTGCAAGTTCGATAATTTATAGCTCTTTGAGGCTATAGATAATAACTTTGCATATTCATTATAAAAATTATCTAAATACTCTTTTATTTTTGATTCGCCTAAAGTCAAATATATAACATCTTCAATATCATATGTTTTTTCAATCTTAAGTTCATTTCCTTTTGTATCACTTAAAATTATATTATTAAATTTCTTAGGTAACATCACATCATTTGTTGTATCAAAACTTTTAGCTAAATATAGAGTTTTTGAACCTTTCATATTTGATTTATTAAGTAAAATTAAAGCTTCCTGGTCTATCAATAATTTTTGTATAACTCGATAAAAAAATGCAGTACCTTGCTCATTATAATTAGGACGTATATTTAGTCTATAATAAGCATCGTCTATAGTTTCAATGACTCTTTTTTTATTTTTATTATATCTATAAACTTTAATTTCACTTTTACTTATTGTCTTAGAGATTAAGTCAATTGCATGTCCTATTTCTAAAGCTTTCACATAAAGTTCTTTTCCTCCAGCTCCGACTATTATATCAATTAGTGTTTTGTCACTAGTTGACCATATTCCTTTAAACCAATCTGCTATATTCATAATTCACCACCTTTCTATACATATACATATATAACTTGCTCATTTAATAGTTCTTCACCACTCATAGCACATACAAATGCCATAAATGGATCGTTCTTACGAAGTTTTGGTTCAATTTTTTCATAGACTTTGTTTCCGTCTTTTTTTGTGACAACTTTTGTATTATTTATTGCCCACCTCATTATAGCACTATTTCCTATATTAATTCTTCCCTCTTCAAATTCCACTTCTATCTTTGGAGCATATATTGCAGCAATACTTGCCGGATATCTTATCATTTCTAATTGTCCTCCTGGATTAGTCTTTTCATGATACTCGGTTATTCCATATTTTTCAAAGGTCTTTCGATATAATTTAAATTGATAATTATCCATTTTAATTCTTTTTAGATTATATTTTTGCATTTCATTTATAACCCATAATATAATTTCATCTTCCGATATAGTGCTTGTATTTACAACTTCAAAATCAGTATATCCATATTCACCTGCTAGATGAAAAGGAAATTTTATATCGCTAAAAAAACGTCCATTTGAGCATATCCATGTCTTTTGTATCCATATATACTCATTTTTATCTTTGAATAAAAAACCAGCACTAGCAAAATCATTTAAACTAGCCATATCCATTCCAACTACAGTTAGCATACTTGTAAGATTTGGTTTATCTCTTTCAATCTTATTTTCTATATTTTTATATGAAGCTTTCTCTAGATTTTCCCAAGAAGTTACAGCATCATCTTCCTTTATCATCGGGAAGTTCATTCTCTGTGGATAATATTCTTGCTTATATGATCTTTGTATGGTCATTTTCATATAATCTTTAAAAAGTTGTTCCTTTAATGTTGGCATAAATTTTAAACTAGGATTAGCCTTACACCAATTAGAGTAGTCTATATCATTTTTGTTTTTTGTTTCTAAAAACTTTTTCATAGGATTATGTATATCAGCTTCTGAATTTACTCTATAAATAAAAGGAAGTAATCCCAAATAATTAGGTTCTCCCCTTAATACTTGCATAGCTAAATCTTTTTTTTCATCTAAAGGACCATCTCTAACAACACCATCAGTTGTAATTGTAATTATTCTTGCATGTTTTATTTTACCTAAACCAGATGTAAAAGTATTTAACTGTTTATAATCAACATAAGTATGTAACTCATTAAAAATTATCATTCCTGTTTGTTTACCATATTTAGTTGCAGCATTTGATGTATTATATCTTAAAATAGATTTTGTTTGTCTATTTATAATTTCAACCTTATTCCAGTAAAAATATTTTTTCATTACTGCTTTGTTAGATTCTAGCATATTATATACAACATTATAGCTATTTAGTGCGGTTTCTTCTGCCGTTGCAACTATATCTATATGATAATTCTTAACTCCATAAAAATGAGTTTGTAAATAATTTGCCAATGGCATTATTAATCCATCTTTCCCATTTCCTCTTGCTATTAATAAAAATATATCTGGAAATTTTACTATATCATGATTGTCTTTTTCATACATAAACACACATGCATATATTGCTTTTTGATAAATTCCTAATTTGTAATACCATTTTTCACAATATGCTATGCATTGTTTTGTTTGCTTTTCATCATAATAGACTTCACCTTTTTCTAAAGTTGGAATTATAACGTTTTCAAATAGTAAAAAAATTTCCTCTGGTATTTCTTCTTTGTGTGTTTTAGAATATTTAATATAGTCATCTATTTCCTTACAATAAATCTTCATTTGCATCAGCATCACCACTCGACTTTGACGGATTACAGTTATCTATGGCTTTAGGCTCGTTTAGTCCTAAATCTGATAGTACCTTCATTAACTGTATGGAAACTTTTAATAACTTTTCTACACTTTTATTATCATCTTCTTTTTTATAACCATTTCCTGTTGATGATTTAATTCTAAGGCCTCTTTTTTGTATATCTTCTTGCAATACATCCTTTATCATAAATAAATATATAGCATGTTCTAATAGGTCATCATATTGGGGTCCAATTTTATTTTGTTCTATTAACTGTTCTTTCAATTCTTCTTTTATTTTATTATATTTTTCTTGATTAGCTTTGCTAATTTTAAGCCCTGCCATCATATCACCCCCTTTATGTGCGATATTTTTGTTTTATTTGAACAGTCACCTCCACACACCCGCTCTCCTTAAATTTTTTTTAATGTGTAGATTTTGATGGGGGGATGTTACTGTCATTTTGATTTTCACTTATCAACACAATTAACACACTAGACATTATATATGCTTTAAATATGTGTGTTTCTGTTATATAAGTTTTACCTTTTACAAATGAACCATCATATAATCCCAAAGAGTTTATTACTACATTTCTTTCGTCTTCAAGTAGATTAGTTTGTAAATCTATAGTACTAGCTATCACCTTTATTATATCCGTACAGTGTTGTATCTGGTCTTTAACTTTAGTATCTGATATTATTTGAACACTTGTTACTACATCTTCACTCTCGTAACAATCAGCATATATATAATCAGTAAACTTTAATATAGATACTGGTTTGTTTTTTTCTTTTAGTTCTGCATTTATTTCTTTTGACTTATAACCTTTTATTAAATGTTCTAATTTCATGTTACCACTTCTCCTCCGTTAACGGCTTCTTTTTATACCTCCAGGTCCATCTATGACGTTCTTCTATTATCTCATGAGCCTCAAAACTTAAACTAACTAAGTTATCTAAATCCAAGCATATATCTGGTCTTTCTTTTATTGAAATTTTATGATGTACTGTATTTGCATCTATTAACTTTATCTTATCTGGTTTGTGAATACCATCATCCCATTTACCTAAGAAAAATTGGCACTTACCTTTGTCTCTTATTAAAACTTTTTCTCTTGCTATATCAAAGTCTGTTGAATTATAAAATGCATCTGTATTACCTCTTGCAATTTCTAATGGCCAATTATAATGTTTTCTTCTTGCTCTTCTCTTTTTCAAACAATCACCTTATAATTTGTGCATTTATAAGACTCTACTCCATCTTTAAAAATATGTTCTAATCTTAAACAATCTTTACTATTATTTATACAATTAGGACAGCAATTTTTATTTAATTGTACTAATTGTTGTTTCCTTTTATTTTCTGCATCTCTAATAATTGATTCATATATATCATTTCTATTTTGTTTCACAATATCACCTCATCCATTTTATTGGGAAGGCATTTATTGTTTTTTGACTAGAATTAATATACTCATTCAATCTAGCATCTAAGTTAGCATTTAATATAATTACAAAATCATTTGAGCCTAATTCAACACATATGTCTAAGTTAGTTTCTTTAGCTATTCCAAAAATGTGTTCTAATTCTTGCTTATTCATATATATCACGTCCCTATATAATATTCAAAATATGCTTTTTATAATATTCACAAGCTTCTTTTAAATTGTTAAATGTTTTAACATCTTTCATATAAATCACCATTCCTTTTGGGGTATAAAAAAAACAGTCTTAATAAGACTGTTTTTAAATTAAATTTTATAAATAGAGTTTCCAATCATTTTTTCTATACTCTATTTGTTTTTTTATTGTTTCTAAAGTTTCAACATCTGGTATATACATTCTTTCTATATAAACTATAACTTGATTTTCTGAATAGTCTATTGTTACATCTGTTACTTTATACTCTTCATTTTTACTTTTAGGATGTAAATATATCCAATCATAGATATTATCACCAATTCTTGGAATAAAATCAGATTTTATTTCTTTCATTATAGTTTTTGTTTGTTTTGTTTCTTTAATTTCCATTATTTGCTGTAATGTTATTTTCATTTTACTCACCCCTATATCATTTTAACATCATAATTCGACTTTATTTGTCGAAACTTGTCAAAATATTAAGTTTGTGAATCTATTAATCTACTTCTTTTATATTTAACTACTTCAGCATATTTATATATAAAATCATCATACTTTATAAATTCAATTTTAAATGGTTCCCTCATATTTCTTAAATAAAATACATTATTGGATGTAAATGATAATAAATAAATATCTTTAGTCAAAGTCTTATCTTTCATTACTTCAAATATTAATGTTTCAATCTCGTGTGCAACAATAATTGTTTCAAAAAAATTATTACTTTTACTAATGGGAAATGGATAAAATAATATTATGTTTTTATTTTCAGAGAATTTTATAGATTTTACTAAATCCTTGTAATCGAATTCTAAATCTTGAAAGTAAAAATTACCTGTACATATAGAACTATTTAATTTATACCAATAATCCTGTAATACTTTTGCAGGAAATGAATTAGTTATACTCATTTGTTTTAAGAACTCTTGTGGCATAAATATTTTACAATCTAATTCATATGATTTATCTAAAGATACATAATCAGGTTCTTTATTGGGTTGCTTTTCTATATGATTGAATGGTATATTACTCTTAAAAATATCAATAGATTTATTTATTATTTCTAAAACTAATTGCTCATTTATTACTTTATCTTTTATATTTTTATATGCATCCTTGATTTTCATTTCAAACTCTTCCTCAAACATATATAATCACCATAATTATTGTATCACATTAAAATATATAAAGCAATTTTAATATATAAAAAGTAGCCCCTTTAGAACTACTTTTATACATATATTATTTGATAGATTGCTATAAAAACAATTCTACTTATACTAATTATAACACATTTATATTCAGTGTCAATACAATGTTTTTTCAGTCAAATTTCAATGCATCAATTCCAAATATTAATATTGCTAATTCTTGTGTTGCTATTTTCTTTGTTGAACTTACTGTTCCTGTTGATATATATAATATTTCAGCTACTTCCTGAGCTGTATAATTTAGCCCATCTTCTTTTTTCTCTATATATAAATATTTTAGTATGTCATGTCGTCTTTCTATATCTTCCCTTCCGCTCATTTGACATTTATATTTATATAATTTTAGGCAATCATCTATGTGATTTATCATTATTTTAGTTCTTTTTTTGGTCCTTAGAATAGATTCAATAAAACCACTTTCATAATCATCTATAGCATTGTCTCGTAATTCTCTCAATTCATCCGCAGTGTAGTCTAATCCATCGTATTTTGCATCTGAAACACTATCTTTAAAGTTATTATAATTCTTTAGTAATAAATATGTATTATGTAATCTCTTATCGGATTTGTTTTTATCTTCGTTTCTAATAAATTTTACTGCCTTTTCTACTGCTTCATTTATTAATGCTTGAAGCATTGCTTGACTTTCACTTGTTATATTATTTATTGTATTTATACTCATACAACTACCCCCTATAAAATTTATGATTGTCCTACAATCCATACTATTAACTCTAAAAATTTATACCCAATATTTGAAAAAATATTTATAATCCAAATAATTGGTCCTAATGCAGCGATTATACATATGATTATTAGTAAAATATTTTTTTTCCATTTATTCATTCTATCTATAAATTTTAAAATTTTAGTTATAAGATTGCATATTTTTAAAGTTATATTTACAATTATATCCCTCATCCCTCTTCTACCTCCCCAAATAACTCTATATATTTATTTGGATCTAATTGCGATATTGTTTTTTTAACCTCAAATAGTGATACTTCCTCTATCATATTTTTATCTGTATTATGCAATATATAATTACCCTTTTTAGTTTTTAAATATTGAACATTATTCCAATCATTGATATAACTATTACTATTGAAAAAACTTTTGTACGGATAATTTATTCTAAATTCATATACAACCTCACATTTTTCTGTATCATATAGTTTATTATTTATTATTGCTTTCATATTAAAACCTTCTTTCCTAACATGCTAAGCTGTTTCTTACGTATCCTCTTGGATTTTGTTCGATTATAAATCATCATATGTTTGCTATATAACATGTTAATTAGTGGTATATATTGTTTTGCTATAAAAATCAATTCTTCAATAAGTTTTTTTGCTGCTTCATATATTTTATTAAATGCTTCTGCCATTGCTTGTATTGCGTCCCTTTGTTCTTGTGTTAGTTCATTCATATATTTATCCTCCTTAATTTTCGGACATATAATATACTGGTGTATGTTTAAATGTTTTAAATTCCATACTATTATCATATTACTTGTCCCACCTTCCTTATTATTTTAAACTATTCCAATACTTTAATATTGCATCTTCTATCCATTTTAGCAATTCTTTCTCACTGCAGTATCCAAAATTTAATTTTTCTATATGTTTTGCTTTCTTTAAAATGTATTTAATAGAATGTCCTTGCCTAAACATATCAATTATTTGTTTTTCTGTCATCATATTATAAACATCACTAATTATAGTATTGTGTTTATAGACTATTTTATTCCTTTACTTTATTTTCAAAGTATTGTTTTATTTCTATTATTGTATCTGCTTTAATATGGTTTTGTTTATTTGAAAATAATATATATTCTGCCATTAGTTCTATTACTTTATAGTCAAAATTAATCTTCTCATTAAAATATTTTAATCTTACTTGTAATGTTTTATTTTCTTTTTTTAATTTCTTATTTTCTGCAATAATATTAGGATTTATTCCTAGTTCCCTTAATTTTTCTCTATTATATTTTAATGCACTAAATTGTATTTCCTTAGACATAAGCTTGTACCTCCTAATCATGTTTTTTTAATTCATCTATAACAGCCTTTATAATTATTACTGTTATCAAAATTATTATTACTATTCCAGATCCTAATAATGTATTTAAAAATAAATTTAACATTTTAATCTCTCCTTTTTTATATAACACTAATTATTTTGTAATGCTCTTTATTGTTTACTTTACCATATACTACTGGTATATTATTTATTTCAAATCTATCTTTTTTAAACTCATTTTCATCCAGTTTTATAAATATTCGATTCATATGATAACCTGTTTTTTTAATTATCTTTAAATCATTATTTATTTTATTTATAATTTGTTTTATTTCTCTCATATTAATCTATCTCCTTACTCATATCAAAGCGACTTAATAATAACTCAATGTATAATTTTCTAGTAAGTGCATTACCATATAATCCCTTTGAATCTGGATTATTTAAATCAACTTCTTTTAGTATTTTTTCATTTTCTTCATAATCTGCTTTTAGTTTCTCTCTTATCTCGTTTATTTTATTTTGACCTCTTTCATATGCCTCTTCTATAACTTTGTGAGATACTTTTAAAACCTCTAATTCCGACTGTAAATCTAATACTTTATCTTTTACTGCTTTATAATCTGTTAATACTATATCTAGTGCTCGTATATCTTTTTTTTCTGGATTTTTTTCAGCTTCTTGAATTTTGTTATTAAATAAATAATTTTTCAAATCCTCTAATCTTTCAACTGCTTCTGCTTTATCCATACTAGTTGTCCTCAGTGATTTCTTTTATAGAATTAATGTTTTTATACATACTAAAGAAATGATTTCTATATCCTGTTGAAGTTATTTCATAAGTTTTTCCAACTTGTAATCTTGCATATAGATCGCTAGAATTAAATTTACCTATAAACATAAGATCTGATATTTCATACACACCTTTTTCTGTTGAAATCAAATAAGTACTATTCTTACTATAATTTTTTATCCATTTTTCTTGTACTGTTACTGTAGTGGATTCTTTATTTTGGTAACCAATGTTACCTAACCAAATTAAACCTCCAATAAGTCCTCCTACTATAAGTATTACTAATATAATCAGTCCCATAATACCTAACATATCCCAATCAATATAACCTTTTTTCATATTAATTTACCCCCTGATTTTATATATTTTGTTTTTTCTTTTAGTTGCCCCTTTTTATCAAAATAATGTATGTTTATATAATCTATACCACTTAAATTAAGCCTTATTGTTATACCGACAACTAACTTTATATTCTCATCTTTTAATTGTTCTATTATTTTTTCTGGATCCATTAATTTTACCTCCTATTTCTAACCAATAAACTAACCATAACACTATATTCTGGAAAGTTTTTCTTTAATGATTTTTTATATCCTAAATTCGTTTGTTTTCATTGACTTAGACAACTCTTTTTTGTTATGTTTTTTTATAAAAACTTAACAACTTTTCCTTTTACGTTGTTTTTTAGGTCCTAAATAAGAAGACTCTCGCTCTGTCTCCGCATCGTCTTTATCCCACATTACATATAACATTGTAATAACAGGATGATCATGATTGTACATTTTCATTAGTGTCATTATGTTTTTTCCTTCTTTGATATACATATATCCAAAGGTTTTTCTCAAGCTATGTACACCAAATCTAAAATCGATACCACAAGCTGCAGCTACTTTTAAACATATATTTCTCGCACTTTGTCTTGTCATTGGATATATAATTACTCTAGTTACACCTTTGTATGTATCTTTTTTCTTTTGTCCCATGAATAAATAGCTGTTATCTTTAAGTTTATATTTTTCAATGTATTCTAATATCTGGTCATGAAGCTCTTTATTCATTCTAAAATTTTGCATTTTCCCTGTCTTGTTTTCTTTTATTGAAACGTATCCTTTAATGAGATCTGTGACTCTTAACTGAAGTAAATCCTCTGCTCTAAAAGCTGTATTTACTCCTATTAAGAAAAACAAATAATTTCTATGTGCCTGATATTCTTTAATTTCAGTCTTAGCTTCATCTATCTGTATTTTTAGATAATCAAATACTCTATCTAACATCTTAGGATCTTTTATAGGAAAGGTCATTTTTTGTCCACCAAATGTTTTAATTCTTCTTATACCCATTAAATATCACCTCACTTATATAACCTTTAATCTGCATTTCTCCACCAAATACTAAGTATCATTTCAACATATGATTGAGCATCGTTTTTAGTAAACTTATTATTTTTAACTTTTTCAGCCAAGAAAACTTTTTCAATAATGAATTTCACACTACACCCACTTAAAAATAGTTTTATAATATCATTCCTATTCATTTTTATCCTCCAACTTTATAGTAGTAGGAATTCCTTTTCTATCACATATATTTTTTACGAATATTTTTAATCTTTCTATATAACTCACTCTAATCCCCCTTTACAATAAACTCATTTATTAGTGCAGTTTTAAAATATGGAACTATATTATCGTTTTCATATTTAACAACCTGTCCAAACACTTTTTCTAAAATTATTAAATCTACTTTACTAATTATTTCATTCTGATTTAAGTCAACTAGTTCTTTTATAGCAGATTGATATAATTTTATTTGATTTAATAATTCATTAGGTAAGATTACATTTGGAGAAATATATATTCCTTTATCGATAAAAATTTTATTGTATTTATTTGTTTGATTTTGCACAAGTGATATTTTTTCTATTTGAGTATATATATTATTAATATCTATCTGTCTATCTTCTATCTCTAGTTCTAGTTCTATCTCTGATTCTAGATTTGGTGGACAAATGTCCCCTTTTTCTCCGTTGATAGTCGTTTTCATTTAGTAAATCAATATTTTCCCAGGGTGGACATTTGTCCACCTCTTGTCCTCCGGTTATTTTTTTTTGTAAAAACGATGAATTACCTGCTATTAATCTTTGCTGCTGTTTTTTTAATGCACCTATGCTTTTACTTCCTATCATATTAATTATTTCAGGTAAAAATATCTCACCATTTGCTAAGATAGTAACTAATCCTATTTTTCTCAATAATGCCATCGCAACTGTCACTGTATCTTGATTTTTAGTTCTAGTTAATTCTGCTAGTTTCTCATTATCGTATGGTATTAATATTTGGCCAACTCTTCTTATAAGTATTCCATTAGTTTTTAAAGATTTTAAACATAATTTTAAATAAAAATTACTGTATTTTTCTCCATTTGGTTGTTCTTCTAACCAAGCAATTGAATCTTCATCATAAAAATCTTCTTTAAGTTGTAACCAGAAAAACTTTTTATCATTATATTTAGTCATGTACTCCTCCTATATTAATTCTCCTTTATAAAATTTATTAATAAAGTAAACTTGTCCTCTACCAGTAATTTTAGGTGTCTTACAAATACTTATATGACCATCTGCATGTAATATATCTGTTTCTTTGATTTGGAACAAACCTAAATCCATACTTTTTTGTGTAGGCATATTGAAATCTGTTCCACGTCTACTTGTTAAATAACCCTTTTTTCTTAATAAATCAAATAATCGATTTTGACCTATTTCATAACCGTTTTGTTTTAATATTTTAGCTAATTCACCAACTAATATTGATGTTTTTGATGTGGCTACACTATTCGCAAACAATACCTTAGGTTCTTGTTCTTTAAGCAATCTATCTCTTTCAGCTATTTTATTTTGTGCCACCATTAAGGCTTTAGATAATAATTCCTCATCGCTTAGTGACTCTTGTCCTGCTATATATCCACCATTTTGTCTAATACTTGGCAGTACCTCAGAAGTAACCCATCTTTTAAACCTTTTCGCACTAGCTAATTTACTAGATAATATCAAACTATATAAACCGCTTTCATTTATTACTGTCATTTGTTGGTAACCTCCAAGGGTGTAACAATTCGTTACTCCCTTATCTTCATCATCTACATGATCAGCAATTGCCTTTCTACTATTTTGATAACCTAATATATCAGTAATATCTTTTGCTATAAAAGCAGGTTTATTATTTAAGTCTATTAACCTTAATTTTCCAAATTCTTCATTTTCATATATTTTTAATTCATCCATTTATATCAAACCTCCTCTTGACTTTACATAACTTATATGATATAATAAAATCATAATGTTTATACAAGCTTTATTATTTAGAAGTATCTTCAGTTTCGACGCTAGTAGATGCTTCTATATTTATATCTTTTTGACATGTTATTTCTTTATCATAAATAAATTCTAAAACTTTAATCATACTTGTTCTAAGATTTTTATCTTGGCATTTATCGAATATGTTTCTAACTAAATTATGAATTTCTTTGTAATTTTCTTTATGTATTTTTTCAGATTCAATAAAATCTTCAGATGTATATTTTTTCTCATTTGGCATTTCATTCACCTTCTTTCTCTATATTAATTACTGTAATAATACCGGACATTTATTTAAAAATTTTTATGGATCATCACCCTCCTATATTATATATGTATTAAAATGTAGTACCTGGTTTATTTTTTTCTATATTCTTTTAAATCAACTATAATTAATAGTATAAATGGTGCTAACGAAGCTGCTGCAATTGCTAAAATAATATTTAACATTCTATCTCACCTCTAGTTGTTTCAAAACTCTTATTGCATCTTGTAAAGCTTCTATATCATCTCCACAAGTACTACACCAGCCCCCAGCAGTTTTACAATTTCACATTGTTCTTGTCTAACTTTTAACATTAATTCTAACTGCTTTATGGTTTTTTCCATCTATTTCACCTCTCTAATTTTGATGACTTGTCCTTCTGCTAATTTACCACAATCAACTATGTTATTATCTTTTCTTATATTATAAATAGTTTTGTTTAGATCCTCATTCAGGTCCAATTTATTTGCAATAGACCACACTGTTTCTCCAGTTTTAACTGTGTAATTTTTATAAGCAACTACTTCTACAGCTCTAACTTCTTGAATAATTGCCATAATTATAATTAGTATAATTAGTAATATAAAGCATATAATTGACATTCTAGTTTCATATTTTTTACTTTTACTTATTTTCATAATTTAATCCACCTCCTTCTAAAATGCGATCAATAATTCTAACTATTGTATAATCAAAATCATCTATTAATTGTTGAGGCGGTTCTTCATTGAGAACATTGACGCATATTTCATACTTATTCTTCATTTTTATCCTCATTTCTGTTAATTTTTTTCACACTTTGACTTAAAAAAATATATTCCTTATAATCAATATTATTCTCATTACAATAATTTATAATTGCTCCACAGAATATAGCGCCTGCACCTTTGCCATTTGATTTGATTACTTTATTAAGATGAACTCTTTGTATTCCCACTTCTTCTGCGAATTTTGATTGGTTACCATGAAATTTATTTTGAATAAGTTCATTAATTTTTTCTATATTCACACCCAATTTTTCCACCCCCATTTGCTGTTAATTTTTTTCACATCTTCATTTTATAACATATTTTTTTCTTTGTCAACCCCTTTGTTAATTTTTTTCACTTTTTTGTTAAATTTGTTAACTTTTTTCACTTTAATAATTAAAGTTTTAGTGTATTTTGTAATAAATTACCATTTTTTGTTAACTTTTTTCACTATTTCACATAATTCTGTTGATTTTTTTCACTATTTAGGTTATAATATTCTTGAGGTGTTAAAAATGTTTAACAAAGAAAAATTTGCACAAATAATAAAAAAAATATTAGATCAATATGAATCTGGTGTTGAATTTTCAGAAAAATCAGGAGTTAATAGAACTTATATATCAAAATATATAAATATGAGTCTTGATAAAGCTCCAAGTCCTGCAATATTAAAAAAACTAGCTAATCATTCAAAAGGTATAACTACCTATGAGGAATTGATGGAAACGTGTGGATATGTTGAAATCGATTTTTCTAATTATAAATTTTTAGACGATGATTTGATTAATTCATATAAACAAATTGGAATGGATACAACAGCTTTTATAAATCTTAATAAACTTTTTAACGAAATTTGTAGAGAGTTTACTCAAGAAGAACTTGATTTATTTAGTAAAATATTAAAAGATAGAGTTATATATAATAATAAAGGAAATAAAGATGCCTTTGATTTTAATCCTTATTTAATTGGGGTTAATGATGCTTCTAAAGCAAAAATTACACATGGATATAAAATATTTTTAAATGCAGATTTAAAAATTTATGAGGATATTACTAACTATCTGAAAAGTTTAATAAATAGCGATGATGCATTAGATAAAGATGATGTGATAATGCCACTAAAAATACCAGTAGTAGGAAAGATAAGTGCAGGTAGACCTATTTTGGCTGAAGAAAACTTTCAAGGATATGAATTTGCTCCCTCTACTAATATTAAAAAAGGCTATGAATATTTTTATTTAAGAGTTAGTGGCGATAGCATGAATATTAAGTTCGATGATGGTGATTCAGTATTAGTGCAAAAACAAGAAAATCTCGAAAACGGTGAAATTGGCGTCGTTCGAGTAAATGGATATGATGCCACAGTTAAAAAGTTTAAAAGACAAGGTGACTTTATAATATTAGAACCCATGAGTACAAATCCACATCATGAAATTCAAATATATAAATCTACTGATGACGTCCATATTATTGGAAAAGTAATATCTTATATGGGAAAAATAAATTAAAAGAAGGTGATTATAAATTGAAAAAATATGCAGCTATATATGCTAGAAAATCTAAAGACAAAAACGATAGTTTCTCAATAGCCTTTCAAACGCAAAGATGTATAAATTATTGCAATGAGCATAATTGGGAATATAAGATATTTGATATCGATGAAGGATTTTCAGCAGGTAATACAAAAAGACCTGGGTTTCAGCAAATGCTAAAAGAGATTGAAATCGGTGGAATTGATAAAATTATTATATACAAATATGATAGAATTAGTAGGAGTACAAAAGATTTTATTAATTTAGCCGATAATTTACAAAAAAAAGGCGTTGGTATTATCTCGCTTGTAGAACAGTTTGATACAACTACTGCTTTTGGTAGGGCAATGGTAATGCAATTAATGATTTGGGCCCAACTAGAAAGAGAACAAACATCCGAACGTATAAAAGATAATGCTATAGATAGAGTATCTCTTGGTAGATGGTATGGTGGTAATATACCTTTCGGTTATAATAAAGAGAAAATTATCGACAAGAATAATAAGATTCATCCAAAATTAATTATAAATAACGAAGAAGCTAATATCATAAAATTTATATATGAAAATTATTTAAAACCTGGAGGCAGCACTAGAAAAATAGCAAAATTACTTAATGATAATAAAGTCCTATATAAGAATGAACCGAAAATATGGTCATCATATAATATTTCTCACATTCTAAAATTATATGCTTATTGCCAAAACTCCGCTTCTATTTATGAATATTTTAAAAACTATACTGATATACAAATAATGAATCAAATTGAAGATTTTGATTCTACAAAAAGCATAATGATATTTGGAGGTACGAAACGATATCTTGACGGAAGTAGATCAAAAACAAAATCTAAAGATAGAAAATTATTTGTAGCAGAACATGAATATATTATTGACTCTATAACATGGTTAAAAGCTCAAAAAAAACTATTAGAAAGTGTCATCACTAAAAATCCAAATGCAGGACACGGTAAAGCCAGTATATTAAGCGGACTTGTATTTTGTGAATGCGGTAGTCTCATGACAATAGTAGGATCAAAAAAAGAGGATGTTAATGGGGAATCATATAGATATTTTCAGTGTACAAAGAAAGATAGAAAAGAAATTTGCAATAGTAAAAATATAAGAATACATGTTTTAGAAAATTATGTTGAACAAGAAATCTTTAAATATATTAATAACACTAATGTTTTAAAAAAATATATCAAAATAAAAGATAAATTAAGAAATAGTAAACAAGACCTAATAGAAAAACAGAAAAATTTAAATAATGATATTTTGATTTTAGATAATAAAATATCCAATCTTTTGAATAGTTTTTCTGATAATTTAAATCTTAAAGAATATGTTGAAAAAGAAATCAATAGACTAGATTTAGATAAGAGAAAATTAAAAGAATTCTCAGAACAGTTAGAGAGTCAATTAATGGATATAAGCAACGAGGATTTAAGTATAGAACTTTTAAAAAATAAAATAAAAGATTTTGAAACAATTTATATAAATGCTAATTTTAAAGAGAAACAAATTATTATAAAAACAATAATAAAAAAAATTAACATAAAGCCAAAGGTAACTATTGATTTTTTTGATTTAAGCTTCTCTATCCTAAAAAATATTGATAGAGAAGCATCTTCTAACTTTTTAAGTTTTGGTAGTGGTTTCAGGCAGAAAATCAGCTGGAAAATGTACATTGCTAACAACCGTTCCACTATAACTTGTTCCAAGCAAATAATACTCTCCTCTTTCTCCAAATCCATTATATTTTCCATTATATCTTGTCCATCTCCCA